CAAACGAATCAAGAAAAGATTTTATTGTAAGATGTATGTCAGATAAAATAATGGTAAATGAATACCCTGACAAAGAACAGCGACTAGCTGTATGCTCAACTCAATTTAAAAACAAATAAAATGAAAAAACAAAGACAGTATCGAAGTAATCAAGGTCGTGACCCTAAAAAGAATCAAGAATGTTATAAGACAATAGAACTTGCGGTTATAGTATTTACTATAGCAATTATTGTTAGTTTAATTATACAACAATGACAATAGTACAGAAGCAAGTATATGAAAGTAATTTTAATATGATAGGTTACTTTCTAAAGGAAGCATACCAGAAATCTACAGGTGCGAAAAAGAAACAAATAGCAAATCTTATAGGTAACATAAATCAAATGTATCTATATACTAATATGCTAGAAACAGAAAATCATATACTACAGTCACGAGAAGAAGAAATAATGATTGAAAAGCATAAGTGGTATGAAAGAGCTAGAACAGCAGAACAAGTAATATTTAAAAATGATAAAACACTAAAAACAAAACAATGAAATTATACAGAATAAAATATACTCAAGATTATTATTTGTGGTATGACAATGAATCAAACGAAGATAAATGTTGGGAAAAAACTAAAGTAAGAAGGCAATTTGCAGAAGAAACTGGTATATCTGTATTAGATATTAGAGGTGTCAGAGAAAGAAAGTTTAATGATAATAAAGAATTTTATAAAAATTGGAAAAACAAATGCAAATAAAACTATTAGACCAAAAGAATTATAAGAAAGAGGACGTACTTAAAAAGATGTATGATGACAGCTATTACTATGATACGTTAGGACAACTAGCATTAAGTAGCAGTTCTTTAAAACTCTTATTAGACAGTCCTAAAAAGTATGCTTATGTAAGTCAGTATGGAAGTCCAGAAAGTCAAGCATTAAGAGATGGCTCACTTGTGCATCTTGCAGTATTAGAACCAGACAAATTTGAAGAACAAATCTTTGTAGATGTAGCGAGTAAGAATACAAAAGCATATAAAGAAGCTGTAGCGAAACACGGTCAAGTATTTACTAGAGTAGAGAAACAAAACGCAGAGAAAGTAGCAGATGCGATATTCAGAAACGAACAAGCATTACAACTCATAACTAACTGTGAATTTGAAGTACCTGCAATAGGCGACATATACGGATTTCCATTTAGAGGCAAAGCAGATGTATTAAGTAATAAAGGTATAGTAGATTTAAAAACAACTTCAGGAGGCATAAAGAACTTTTATCACTCTGCAAAGAAATATTTATATAGTGTACAATGCTATATATATTGTCAGCTCTTTGATGTTACTTATGACCAGTTTAAATTTCTTGTAGTAGACAAAGGAAGTTTAGACATAGGTATATTTGAATGTAGCGAGGAGTTTTATAAAGACGGAGAAGAACTAACTAAAAAAGCAGTAGATATATACAAAACATTTTTTGTCGATGGTGCAGACCTAGACGATTATATTATAACAGGAACATTATAAATAAAAATTAAATATAAAATAAAACGATATGAGAATAAAAACACTTAAAAAAGGTACATTTACACCTAACTATCAAATCAAGGATTTAAAAATAGCTAAAGTAAATAGAGATTTATTTCTAAAACATTCTGAAAACTTTGATAAGAAATTAAATAAATATGGATGGCTTTTGCCTATAACAATTTCTGCAACTGGTTTAATTTTAGAAGGTCAGCATAGAGTTGAATCTGCTAGAAGAATGAAGCAAAAAACTATACCTGCATATATAGTTGACTGGCTAAATGATAAAAACGAATTAGAGGTTTTAAATACAATAATTAGCTTAAATAATTCTAATAGAGGATGGAATACATTAAACTATTTAAAATCATTTAAAGAACACAATAAAGATTATAAGTTAGTATATGAAGCTGTAATTAAAAATAAAAACACAATAACAGCAGGAAATATGATACATATATATTTTGGCAAAACTGTTGGCGTTTTTAAACAAGGAAAAAGTAAAATATTGAATATAGAGTTTGCAAAATATCTTTGTAAGAATATATCTGCTTTAGTGACAAAGTATGGTAAAACAAAAATACAGGCATACCAAATAAGAGAAATGATTATAGTAGGAAATGTAAAAGCAAAAGGTAATATACAGCTTATGGATTATTTGTTTAGAGAGTATGATAAGATGGCTCAAGGAAATCATCCTGCTTTAACTTCTATAGCTGAATTTAGACCTTATATTGAAAGAGAATTAAATTCTTATTTATCACTTATAAAATGATAAACATTTATAATATGGATTGTATGGAGGCAATGAAAGGAATGTCAGACAATCAATTTGACTTGGCTATCGTTGACCCTCCTTATGGTATTGGTGCAGATAAAGCTCAAAATGCAGGAGGAAAAAAATGGGGTTATAAAAAATATAAAGAAACAGATTGGGACAAAGACATTCCTACTCCTGAATATTTTAAACAGTTATTTAGAATATCTAAAAATCAAATAGTATGGGGAGGTAATTATATGACTGAATATTTAAAACCAAGTATGGGATGGATTCTTTGGGATAAAGGTCAAAGAGATTTTTCTCTAGCAGATGGAGAATTAGCGTGGACATCTTTTAACAGAGCTTTAAGAATATTTACGATGCCTAGAGGTGCTGCGTTGCAAGATGCAAATAATAACGGAGGAGAAAGAATACACCCAACTCAAAAACCAGTAAAACTTTATGAATGGTTATTAATGAAGTATGCAAATGAGAATAATAAAATATTAGATACTCATTTAGGTAGTGGAAGCATCGCAATAGCGTGTCATAATCTTGGTTATGATTTAACAGGGTACGAAATAGACAAAGATTATTATGAAGCTGCACAGAAACGAATTAAAGAACATCAAAGTCAATTAAGAATATTATGAGAAAAAAGAAAAAAGTAAATACTAAAAGAGCTATGAGAATAGCAAACCAAGTAAACAAATTAGCAAACCTAGATGTATTTAAAAACACAAGAAAGCTAGAACATATAGAAGCAAGGTCATTACTTTCAATTATATTATATAAGTATGAGAAACTTACCTTGCACGATATAAAAAACTTCTACATAGCTAATGGCAAATCTTCAGACCATACTACAGTATTGCACAGTATTAAAAACTGGGACATATACAGACACTATAATAAGAACTTACTTGAGTGGCTTAATTGTATAACTACTGATTTAGGAAAAGCAAACAATGAAGCAAAATTAGAGCTTATAAAACTCAAGCTAAACTACATATGCAATAAAGACATAGACGAACTCGCTTTAATTGTAAATACAATGGCAAAAAAAGAATTAGAAACAACTGACTAAAATTTGATTTATTTTTCGATATATAGATATAAAACATTTTGATTAATCAAAGTTTTTCAAAAATATGAAAGTAGAAAATAGAGGAGGTAAACGTATTGGAGCAGGTCGTAAACCTAAAGCAGAAGAAGTACAATTAATAGAGAAACTAACACCATTAGAACCTTTAGCATTTAAAGCTCTTAAAGAAGGTCTAGAAGAAGGCGACTTTAAATTTGTACAGCTATATTATAACTATGTCGCAGGTAAACCAAAAGAAACAAAGGATATACATATAAACGAAGATGTACCTTTATTTGTTGATTAATGTTCACTCAAACACAAGCAGTAAAGCGTTTAAGAAAACTAGAGAATAGAATACGCATAGTTAGAGGTGGTTCTTCTGCAGGAAAAACTATTGCTATATTAATGATACTTATTGATTATGCGATTAAAGAAAACTATAAAGAAATAAGCGTAGTAGCAGAAAGTATACCTCACTTGCGTAGAGGCGCTTTAAAGGACTTTCTTAACATACTTAAACTAACCAATAGGTACGATGACAGAAAGTTCAATAAAAGCACCTTAAAATACGAATTTAGCACAGGTAGTTATATAGAGTTCTTTAGCACAGACCAACCAGACAGATTAAGAGGAGCGAGAAGAACTGACTTATTTATTAATGAGTGCAATAATGTGGATTTTGAAAGCTATCAACAATTAGCAGTTAGAACATCTGGAAACGTATGGCTTGACTATAATCCTAGTAGTTTGTTTTGGGTTGATAAAGAATTGATAGGACAAGAAGATACTGACTTTGTTACTTTGACTTATAAAGACAATGATAGTTTGCCTAGCACGATTATAAGAGAAATAGAAAAAGCAAGAGATAAAGCAAAGACAAGTACATATTGGGCGAACTGGTGGAAAGTATACGGATTAGGAGAAATAGGAAGTTTAGAAGGTGTTTGCATACCTGACTGGAAACCTATAGACAACTTACCTGAAGAAGCTAGATTACTTTGTGGAGGTCTTGATTTTGGATATAGCATAGACCCT